AATGCTTTTCTGAAATTAAGCCCTTCAGTATCGGCGTGGAATATATAAATAGAGGAGTCCTTTGTCATCACTGCTTCAGTATTTGAAAAGGCAGCCAGCAGAAACTCGTAGAATGCTGAATCTCCCATGTTGTCGTTCTTGATTTTTCCAGCGGCGCCTTCATAGTTTACATTGTAAGGAGGATCGGTCACTACAAGATTTGCCAGCTTCCCATCCATCAGAAGAGTGAATGTTTCAGCCTTGGTGGAGTCACCGCAGACAAGCCTGTGGGGTCCAAGTCTCCAGACATCGCCGAGTTTAGTTGTGGCGGGTTTCTCCAGCTCCGCATCGACATCAAATTCGTCATCATGAATGCCGTCTTTCAGAGAATCTTTAAACAGCTCGTCCAGTTCAGATGGATCAAAGCCGGTGAGAGAAACATCAAAATCCGCACCCTGCAGATCCGATATGAGCAGTGCCAGTTTATCCTTATCCCAATCACCACTGATTTTATTGAGTGCAATGTTCAGAGCCTTTTCTTTTTCTTCATCCAATTCAATGACTACACACTCAACTTCAGTCATCCCCAAATCCAGGAGAACTTTAAGTCGCTGGTGGCCTCCAACAACCTTTCCTGTGGTTTTGTTCCAGATAACTGGTTCAACATAGCCGAACTGCTCAATGGATCTTTTCAGTTTGTCGTATTCAGGATCACCGGGTTTCAAGTCCTTACGAGGATTATAATCAGCGGGGAGTAAAAGTTTAGTTTTCAGTTTTTCGATCTTCAAATTTTTCCGCCGCCTTTCTTAAGTTGAGATTGAAATCCACGTTCTCCCAGGGAAAGAGACTCGAATTGAAATGGCCGTAGGTTGCTGTGTCAGAATAGATCGCATTTCTTAGATGAAGTTTTTCTATGATGGCTGCCGGGCGTAAGTTGAAAACCTCTTTGACGATTTCAACCAGGGATTCATCACTGACAATGCCTGTGCCAAAGGATGTCACATTAACCGCTACCGGGTTTGCTTTACCTATTGCATAAGAAAGAGCGACCTCACATTTCTCCGCAAGCCCGCTCCAAACAATATTCTTTGCAATGTATCTGGACATATAGGCACCGCTTCGATCGACTTTTGTCGGATCCTTACCGCAGAGCGCACCGCCTCCATGGGAAGCCAGACCTCCGTAAGTATCCACCATGATCTTTCTGCCGGTAAGACCGGTGTCAGCAGCAGGCCCACCTTCGACGAATCTGCCTGAAGGGTTGATGAGGATTTCTGTTTTCTCATCTAAAGGAAAGTCCTCGAAACACTGCCAGAGCACATTATTTAAGATATCTGACTTCAGCTGTTCCTGGGTTTTATCTTTATCATGCTGCACTGAGACCACAATAGTTTTAACCCGGATGGGTTTATCCCCGTCATACTCAAGAGTGACCTGTGCTTTCCCATCTGGCAGGATGCCCTTGATGATTTTACCTTTTCGGTATTCATCGATTCGCTTCACAATCCTGTGTGAGAGTAGTAGTGGTAGCGGAAGCAGTTCACGGGTTTCATTTGTAGCATATCCATATACGGTTCCCTGATCACCAGCACCGGTGGATCCGTATGGGTCGATGATTCCATTTCTTGCTTCTAGGGCAGTATCTACACCAGCGGAAATATCAGCGCTCTGAAGATGTACAAACACAAATACAGTGAATTTCAAAGGACTGTATCCCACCTCACGAAGTACTTTTCTGACGATAAGACGGATGTTTATTTTTTCGCTGCAGGTGATTTCGCCCGCCACGATAATCTTACCTTTTGTTGCCATGACCTCGCAGGCAACGCGTGAAGCTTTGTCTTTACGAAGGCATGCATCCAGAACACTATCTGCAATCAGATCACATAGCTTATCAGGATGTCCCTCGCAGACACTTTCTGCGGTTCTGTAGTTTTTACTCATATCATTATCTCCAATCTATTTTTATTTGCCCTTACGAGCAGAAAGTAATCTTTCCATTACATCATCCTGCGGATTTGATCCTTTGTAATCGCCAGTACAGTTTTCTTTTACTATCTGGAATATTTCAAACCACAGACGATTGGTCTGGTTCATGTAGTTCTGGCCCATTGATACATAAGGACTTTGAATGGCGTTACCGGTGGTAGGGTGCTTTGCGAGAAATCCATATTCTGTTATAGCTTCTTCACACTGAATCCAACGGGCAATACTCATGGCATAGCGCTCCAAGAGCTGTGGGGATACCAGGGCTGCACAACCGCGGTTATTAATCCACTGCCATGTCGCTTTGAACACTTCACCAGCCACCAGAGCCTTTCCATCTTTTTGTATAGCTTCTAGCATCTTGTTTGGCTCAGGCATTTCTTCACCTTGTAGATCTGCAGTATCAGAAAACTCCATAACCGTCAGTTTTCTGCCGCCTGGATTACCTTCGGCGATTTTGTCAGCCAGAGGTTTCTTTTTTGCGCCTGCACCAACCCTAGCACCACCTCTGTTTGTGCCGTCTTTTGCCAATGATCACACCTCCTTTTATAGGTAAGGCCTATACCCTTGTTTGAATCTGCGTTTTTTAACACGTGGCCCCACCCCGCTGTCCGGTATGAAAAGTTGTAGAGATTTCACCTCCCCCACCGGTCGCCACTCTCAACTGTAATTCTTGAGTGACATGATTTACATAGGGCCATCAGATTGCTTGTTTCGTTGCCTCCGCCTCTAGTGAGAGGGAGGATGTGGTGCACTTCTTCAGCAGCGGTTACTCGTCCGCCCTTCTCGCACTCCTCACACAGTGGGTGAGCTTTGATGTAGCGATCTCGGATGCGCTTCCAGGACCTGCCGTACCGTTTATTTGTTGCCGGGTCTCTTTGGTGCTGGTTGTACCGCTTCGTGATCACCTTCTTATGCTCGCCGCAGTATTGCTCGCTTTCTGAAAGCCTGCCGCAGCCTGGGTATGCACAGGGGCGTTTGGGTTTGTATGGCATGGGTTCACCTCTCTTTCAGGGCATAAGAAAAGCCCTCGTGGGGTGTTCCCATGAAGGCTCGTGTTAAATTCTATTTCTCTAATTATACAATAATACAAATCCGATAGTGGTATCTTGTTGCAAAGTGTTGCAGCATGTGCAAACTATACTTTGATGGGATCTATAGGAAGAATCACATGGTTAATGGCTGCATTATGCCACCTGTAGACCGTTGTTCTATCAGCATTAAGTTCATCACCGATTTGTTCCCAGGTTAAGTTATGGACGTACCGATAGCGTAATACCATGCGTTCATCCGTGTCAGCAACCTCATTTATGACGCATCTTATCTGTTCTTTGAGTGCTACAAGATTATCCACTTCCCCATTTATCCTTCTTTCCAAGTCCATGATCCGCTCCAGACACCTTACAAATTTAGCATCAGAATTTCGTGAGGTTTGAACTTTCTCATCCCAGCTTGGTGATGAAACGCTCGTTGCCATTTCTTTAAGAGACTCCATCTCTTCGATGTCAGATTGAATTCTTTTATCAAGCCTATACGCCTGGTGTAAATATTCTTTTACTTTCATATTTCTCTTACCTCCGATCGTATTTTTTTGAGTAGGTAGTCTCCATCAACAGAGGTAAGTTCTCCATACCAATCAGAGTGGAAGAACCTCTCCACCTCAGCTTTTGTAAATTTCGCTGGTTCATAATATGGACGTTTCTTTAGTTTTGTTAGTGCTTTTCTATAATCCTTGGCGGCTATTAAAACTATAGCATTAGCAAGTTGCTCGTAAGGGTCGATCATTGCTTCACCTCCAATTTAGCTTTTACTGCATCAATTAAGGATGCCTGTGATTTTTCTTTTCTTGTAAGTGCTGTCATAACATCTTCATCAATAGTGCCCTTTGAAATGATGTGGTGGATCACAACCGTCTCATTTTGACCTTGCCTATAAAGACGGGCATTGGTTTGCTGATAGAGCTCCAAAGACCAGGTAAGCCCAAACCATATAAGGGTGGAACCGCCGCTTTGAAGATTAAGGCCATGACCTGCACTCGCAGGATGAATAACAGCTAAAGGAATATTCCCATCATTCCAATCCTCAATATCTTTAGGTGTCTTTATCTGCCTTGCTGAAAATCTCTTCTTGATACGTTCCAGATCATGCTTGTACCAATAGGCTACAAGCACCGGTTTCTCATTTGCCCCTTCGATCAGGTCCTCCAGAGCATCAAGTTTTCTATCGTGGATGGAATGTGCCTTGTTTTTGTCGTCATAGACTGCACCATTGGCCATCTGCAGGAGTTTGCCGGAAAGCACTGCTGCATTTGCTGCATCGATCTCCTTTTCACCTAAACTTGCTACCATCTCATCTCGGAATTTAGAATAAATGCTCCACTCCTTTTCGCTCAGATATACAGGCATTTCGTTAATGATGCATTCAGGCATTTTAAGATAATCCGAAGATTTCATGGAAATTGTAATATCTGATATTTGGCTATAGATTTTTTCTTCAGCACCCGGCTGGAGTTTATATGAAAAGATAATCTCAGCATTGCGCTTATCTGGGAAAAAATAGGCACTTCGGTAGTGGGTTATGTATCTTCCAAGCCTCTGGCCTAAATCAAGAACTCGAAACTCAGCCCATAGATCCATAAGTCCGTTACTTGAGGGTGTACCTGTTAGACCTACAATTCTTTTCAAGGTTGGCCTTACTTTCAGAAGGCTTTTAAAGCGCTTTGCACCATAGGACTTAAATGAAGATAACTCATCAACGACAACCATATCAAAGTCAAAAGGTATACCACTTCTGTTTATAAGCCAGTCTACATTTTCACGGTTGATGATATAAAGGGTGGTCCTTTTCATAAGGGCATTTATCCTATCTTTTTCAGTTCCTACCGCCACAGAATAGGATAAACCTTTAAGGTGATCCCACTTTTTTAGTTCTTCAGGCCAGGTTTGGGCTGCGACTCTTAGTGGGGCTATAATCAATACTTTTCTGATTTCAAATCGATCAAGGCATAGTTCAAATAGTGCTGTAAGGGTGATGGATGTCTTTCCTAACCTAAGCCCATATCAAGAAATATTGCAGATATTGGCTTGCTAACTATAAAATCGATCGCATACTGCTGATATTCATGTGGTATGAACTTCACTTGGCATCACCTCCCATCTCTTTTAACACTTCATCTATCTGCTCTACACCATCAATGCAGTAAACCAAAAACCCTAACGCTTCCAGTTGACTTTTTCGCCTTACTTGTAGTGGACGCATCATTTTGCCTGGTGCCTTTAATTCAGCAAATGCCATTCTTCCCATCGGGAGTAGTACTATACGATCTGGCACTCCATCAAATCCAGGACTTACAAACTTTGGTGCGATGCCTCCCATTTCTTTCACTGCTTTTATCAGTTTTTGCTCTATATATTTTTCAGTCACTTTTTACCTCCCATCTGACACAAGAACACAACTATCACAACTTTCCCCTATATATACTTACGTGCGTATACGTGCCCAGGTATTTACTATCTGCTTTTAAGAAAAACCATTTTTAATATAAGGGAAAAAGTTGTGTTGTGTCGCATTCTTGTGTTCCCTATTCGCCATAATGATAAAGTCGCTGCCTACCATAAATCGGCAAACGCTTAATAATACTGGTTCGTTCCCAACTAGGAATTTGAGCCATAAGTGCTGCGATCTGATAACTATCAGTGGTCTTTAACTCCGGAAGATTACGATTGAAGCACTCACACCAAATTTCTGCATTGCTTACAGAGGTTCGGGCAATAGTCCCAGTATGTTTGACTCCACCAAATTCGCTGCCGCTTAGGTAATTTCTACGGGCAAATAAATCCATACTGTCCCAATCATCTGGAAGTAGTGTATTCAGGTATTCTTCGACCATACCAACACGTTCATCGGCCTCCATGGCACCTTTCTGCGCCTTTTCAGCCTCTTCTAAAACATCACCCTCGAGATATAGTTTTTCGCTGGAGTTCCATATTGCTTTTGCTTCGGCCCAGAACTGCTGTCTGTATTGCTCCGTGAAATTCCAGGTCTTCTTCTGTTTTTTCTGATGTACCTTGATAATCCAAAAGCGGCGGTTCCCCGTTATGTCACGCAAATATCCACGCTCTCCGTTAACCGTTGCAATGACAATGCACTGTCTGGGATGGCTTTCCACAACTCTGCCATAAGACGGACGGTACTTATCATCCGAAGTAGAGAGGAATGCTTTCACTTTTTCAATGTCGGCTTTCTTCATTCCAGCAAGTTCCCCGATTTCAACCACCCAAAACCCCTGCAGTTTTTCAGCACCCGACTTGTCGTCCATATCGGTGAGGGATAGAGTTTCAGAATAGTACTCTGCTGTTACAAGGTCTTTAACAATCGTGCTTTTGCCAATACCCTGATCACCATCAATCACAGGAACGCAGTCAAACTTTATTCCAGGAACATATATCCGCGCAACAGCCGCTGCGAAAGTCTTTCTAGTCACCGTGCGTATATACTCGGTGTCCTCGGCTTGAAGATTCTTGATTAAAACATCTTCCACACGCTTAACTCCGTCCCATGCAGGAAGAGAATCAAGATAATCTCTTATAGGATGGAATCTCCTATCATCAGCAACCTTGGTAAATGCAACATCGTGATTTCTGCTTGAGAACGGAAGGTAGCGAATATCCATAATAGACTTAAGCTGGGCCGTGTCGGCATCTCTCCAAAATACGTTACACTCCGGTCTTTCCCAGTGAAGTGGACCTGTAACCTGAATACGGTTCGACAGCTCGTTAAATGCAAAATTTTCAAAATCCGGATCATGATTGAGGATAAGATTTAAGTTGTAAACACTGTTTTCAAGTAAACTAGACCTTGGCTGATACTTCAGTTTTTCTTTCCAGCTGTCACCAACATCTGTGAAATCCGCTTCAGCTTCTGCAAGTTTTTCATTAGTTGCAGAAACTTTCACCGCATCGACCTTCATGGCAAAATCACACATATTCTTGAAGGACTTCTTATCATCGTCCTCACCAAACTTATGGATACGGACAATGTCAAAGGCATTGCATAATCTAAGGTATGCCGGGTCCTTGGCATGATGGCTGTAGACGAACTTGCCACCCTCTTTGATTTCAACACCGGCCATACTGCTTGATTCGATAAAATGGTATCGGTCCTCATTTTCTGTTGGCTCGTAGACGTCTGACAAAAACGCATCGATTGCTTTTGTGACGGGAAAGTAAACCCTATTAAAAATCCCCACAACACCGTCCTTTTCAAGAGGGGCTTGTACCTTCTGATGTGCTACCGTATTCGCCTTGCTCTCCCTAGATGAAGTTGGAAGTCTTGTAGGATCTGTCCATTCGGGATGAGCCTTTAAGATTTCATCCGGGTCGAGCCAATTCTTGTCAACTTCCTTATAAACAAAATCTCCGTTCGATGGAGTACTTGGCCAGTACATAAGCTGATTTGGCAGATACGAGCATTCATCGAAATAATCAATGCCAAGCATATGTGCAAGGTATCTCGAAACTGCTACAAACTCCTCCGAGGTGACATCTCTCGCAAGAGGCAAGATAATACGTACTCTGGGATTTTCATCGGTACTGCTATGGGTTGAATAAAGGACAGAAGTATACTGGGCATTCGATTCGTAGTTTTCAAGAAAATCTTTATCAATTCTGTCACCATCTAAAGCAATCATGGAGCGCAGCTCAACAGTATCAATTTTCCTGCGACCACCTTTTAACACGCCTGCAACAAAACCACCATGATCTTTTGCATCATCCTTTTGAGCTTTGCTAAACTTGGCATATTCTTCAGCTGATTCTGTTGTTCGGATTGTGGTCTTCAATCTATCTTTAAGCTGATTAAATGTGATTTCCTTGTTGACCCACTTCTTTGCCTGTCGGCTGTTCCCATAGGCAATGGCTAGTTTTCTCAACTTAATAACCTCCTTTCATACGAGGTCTTTCTCCATGTTCAAATCTCGACTGTCTTGCAGCACGGTAGGCTTTCTCTGTTGCTCTAGAATCCATATCACAAAGATAGGTGCTGTCATCACCGAACAGCTCAAATTTGCCTTTATAATTTATCCCAGGATATGCAGCAAAGTAATCTCCATCGATGGTTTCGAAGTTGTACTTATTAGGCCAATTACCGTTGTCATCATAAGCTTCACTTTCAATGCACCATAGGATTTCGTTAATATCTGCACCACTTGGAATATTTCCAACCACTAGGATTGCTGTCTTGGACTTTCCGTTAGCATCAGGATCGTCTTTTCCCATCTCGTAGAAACGGTTAATTTTCTCGGCATCAGCATCGGTCATCTGACCCTTGACCTCAACATAAAGATCTCCTCCATCTCTACCATCCACACCATGAAGAAGGAAATCCGGAAGATACATCAGACCATTTCCAAGATCATAGCCTTCAGGTTCATATTCGTAATCAACGCCACAAAAATCGAAGAATACTGCCCAGCGGGCTTCAAGCCTTGATCGAAAGAGGTAACCTTTGTATTCGCTCTGTATTGCTTTTATTTTTCTCATAAAGAGTCCTCCTCAAAATCTTTATTGAAATATCTGATCGGCTGTCTGCGTATCTTTGCTTTTTCAATTTCAACACCCATACCTCTTGAAATGACATCACCGAGCACCCATACTTCCTGGCATTTACCCATCAGGATGATGTCCATAAAAAGTGCGAGGTCGCGCTCTTTCTCATTGTTATCATCCATAAACTGTGGAAACATTAGATGAGGAGCCAGTGGAATGTTTCCTTTCTCTAATGCAAAGCGGCAGAAATCCTGTGCCATTTTAATATTGCCTTCGGTGTCCCCACTAAAAGGAGAACAAATATACACGAGGGGTTTAAAGGCAGCTTTGGATACTGCCTTTTCCTCACGAGTGATATTGTTTAGTGCTTCATAACACGTTAAATCAAGATAACCTTCGGAGTTTCTCATATCGATTCCCATATCACACCTCCAACTCAATCTGCGGATAGATACCGTCCACTTTCAGCTGCTCATAGATGAAGAGTCTGCCTTTTTGCGTCCATTTGGTATGAACTTTCGTGTGTTGGATACCTTTACTATCCGCATAAATATGTGTGTTGGTTTTGGTATATCCGTTGGGAGCATGCTTTTGATACAACAGCCAAATGTCACCCTGCTTGAACTGGATTCCGTTCTCATGAAGATATTCATTCATACGGATCCCGCTCCAACCGTAGTCTTTGGCAATAACGGAGATGTTAACGGCATCCTTGCAATTAAGAACCACATCGTAATAATTTGCTTTGGGTTTCATCTCAGCAATTTGCTGTTGTCCCACTGCAACTGCTGCCATAAGTCTCTTATTCTTCTCACGTTCTTCCTTAAGTGCAGTAAAAGCAGCAATGGCAAGGTCAGGATTGGCTATGAGTTCATCGGTTGCGTACATACCATGCTTTCGAATGTCTGGTAGCACTTCGCTGGTAACCCATCGCTTAAACTTCTTAGCTTTTGGCATTTTGCTTGAGAGGATAAGACTATAAAGACCTGATTCGTTGAAAGCAGTCATTGTTTGATTTCTACCGATGGCGTCACGAATCGTTACGTCACTCTTGTCTTCTTCGTCTACATGGTCAATTAGGGCTTTTCGAGTGTTGGTGTAACTGAGAATATCTGCTACATCCTTTCCAACAAAGTATGGCTGACCATCAATTGTTGTGGTGCGTACAGACCCAAATTCTGCATTGTTGTAAACTTGTAATTCCATAAGAATTACCTCCTTGAATTTTTTTTGGAGGTATTGACCTCCTAAGTGGTAGCCTCGGGAGGAGGTCAAATCTGACGATTCTGATATTCTTCTTGTAATTTTTTTGTAGCTCTTTTCAATTTTTGTGTAATATTATTTTCTTCAGCACCGATGGAGTTGGCATATTCACGGATTGACATGCCATCGATTCGAACTGCAATGAAGGCATCTGCCCATTCTGGTTTTTTGGAAAGTGCGCTTCGTATCCATTGGCAAACATCTTGGTGTATATTCTGGCTATCACAACTAATTTCATCTTTTCTAAACACTCTGTCGTCAGCCACTTCTTTCATAAGAGGTTCTGAAGTATCAATTCCCTCTCCTTCTTCATTAGGCTTTGCTTTGGAATAGCCCCAGTGCCTGTCAAACTTGTGCCAATTGTTGTACTCTTGTCTGTTGAATTTCTCATTAAATGCATTTTGGATTAACTGTTCTTTATGTGATTTAGGAAATACATCACCTTCTATAGACAAACTAATCCACATTTCCTCAACTTCCTTTTCACTGAGTTCAATTGTTTGAAATTTGTTTTCATACCTTACTGATAATCTCATTAGATTCTCCTATACCGTCTTGCAAGACGGCGGAGTACTAATGAGTCTTTGTAAAATAATGACCAACAGAGTTATTTCCTAAAAATATGTATAGGAAATAAAACGGAGGATCATAAATTTTTCCAATAGCCTATAATTGGCAATCTTCGAATCATTTATGTATCCGCCATCTTCTGCTGGCCAGCTTTAGACGCATTTATATTTTTGTAAAGTTTTGTCCCTTACATTTATAAATATAATAGGTTTTCAAATTTCACGCCCAACTCGATGAGTTTGATACAAAATGGCTATTTACAAGGCTTTTTAACATTTATGCATAAAAAAAGAACCCCTTTCGGGGTCCAAAACCAACTCAATGAGTTACCTGATTTTTATTCTGTAATTTCACTACCTAATTCAGATATTCCAAACTTCTCTAAGACACCATTAAAATCTTTAATTGAGAGCCCTGGCATAATATCCAATATCCGAATATAAATTTTATCTGGTTCGTCATAATAATTTAATTTATTCTTTGATTTATCAAATAATTTTTGCGTTACTCTAGAGCACAATCGCATTCCTACACAAATTGCCATAAGAACGTTAGTGGTCATGTTGTTATAATTATTTTTCTTAATTTTCCCATGGTAGTTTTTATGAAGTCCAGTCTCTTCTTTGAATTTCTCAGGATAGTTCCATTTTCTTTTATCCATCAAGAACCATAGACAATCACATAGGGTCTTATCTGGATTGCCTATCATCGTCATAAGTTCTCTTTCCTCTTGTTCATCATAAAAAGTTAACTGTTTATAAAACGCTTGATAAGCTTCCTCCGATTCTACCTTTATAGCGGACTGAAATTCCGGATGGAATGCAAGAATTCTCCTATCAACTCCCTCCATCCTTGTAAGCATTGAATAACCAAGGAAGTCTTTATATGTGTTAGTATAATTAACGTACTTCAATTCGCGGATATTAATAATGCATTTTGAGAGATTCTCTTTTGCCTTTGGTGTTAAATATAGATTACCATCTTTTTGTTTTACATACTGACTATTCGCGAGTACAAAGTACCCATCAGCGAATACAAAATGTCTCCCTTTTATCCATTTCTGAAGAACTGAATCCGAATCAATAATATTTATTGCTTCAACAGGAGTCAATTTTACAAAGTCATTTTTGTTGTTAATTTCTTCATAAACAATTTCGTAATCTTCAAACTCTGAAATTGTTTCTTCTAAACCAACTTCGATCAATCGATATTTAATAGATGATCTTGATGTTATAAAAAACTCACTTAAATCATTAATTAAAGTGTCACAGGATAAAATTGAATTTTCTTCTGGTATGCTATATTGCTCAATAAGTTCTATTGCTTTATTTTTAAAGCTGTTTTTGGGCATTAATACTCTTGGTGCCAATCTATGTGCCTGCCACTCTAGCCATCTTACTTCATTTTCCTTTGTTTTTTTCCCTTCTGGAGGTGTATAGAAGGTTTCAGACTGGCGGCATAAAATAGGGTATAGTTTTTCAGGAGCGTCCCTATTTTTTCTCTCTAAGATTTCAAAATATCTCTTATCCTTTTCCCAATGAAGAGCCTCATGAATTAGTGTATTTCTTTTGAAACCTTCACCATAGGCGGACACGGATAAGGGATCGACCAAAACCGTTTTAGCCTTAAACTCGGTTGATCTATACTGTCCTGTTTCCAGATCATAAACTTCTACACTTGTATCCAGCATTAAGCAGCATCCGAAAATATCTAAATCTCTGGATAAAGATACTTCTTGTACAGTTAGTCCCATTACCTTGAGAATATCATCAACAGGAAGAGGCATTGGGTCAACCAATGCCTGTTTACAATATTTTGTTAGAAATTTAGTTGCATAATCGTCAAGTCGATTTTTACCAAGAATCAATGCTCCTGATTTTTTATTTATATCAAAAATATCACTTGATGTTATTACCCTCTTCATTATCTACCTGTTCTCCTTTTTCGATATAGTCTAAAGGCATCTCTGATAATAGTTTTCTTGCCTCTTTCCAGGTAGGGTAGAACTCCTCAACAAGAGAATAGAATCTATTAGTGTGATTTTTTTCTACTAAGTGCACAATCTCATGAATAACTAGATACTCAAGACATTCTATTGGCTTTTTAGCGAGCTGCAGGTTAATCCATATTCTTTTCTTATCAATATTACAGGTACCCCACTTAGTCCTCATGTTCTTGATTTTATACTCATTAGCATAAACATTTGTTTTTGCCTCACACCTTGATACAACCCCATCCAATACTCGATTAAGCTCTTCTCTATACCATTCATTAAAAACTCTTTCCCTTGATTCTTTGCTTGATCTTTCGGGAGCAGTTAGTATAATCTTATTTGGCAGTTTAGAAATTTCGTATTTATTCCCCTCATAAACCACCTGTAAACGATATGGCTTTCCCCATAAATAGTGTGACTCACCAGAAACATACTCTCGTTCTGATTGTCGTGCTTGTGATAACATTCTATCTCTTACCTTTGTTATCTCAGGCATTTTCTTTAAAACAAAAAGTCTTATTTCTACATCAGGATAATCACTAGGAGCGCTGACGGTTACATTGCCTTCTGGAGGATTAACTCTTACATAAAGATTTTTAAGATTTTTCTTTTTGATAATTTCAATTGGCATTCCACCAATTATTTCTTCACTACTCATCATATTCAACCTGCCTTTCAGTCAATTCAAAGACAGCGTTGGTTTTTTCAGTGGCTTCGTCTACGTCATAACCATCTATCAATAAATTTTGATAGATAGCAAGCCTTATATTTTGTTGTTTCTGGAAGTTTCTCTTCCAATCAGGACGCAATGCATTACGTATAGCGCTATCGATACTTACTGCTAGTTTTTCAGCTTTATCAAAATAATCAAATAAAGCTCTTCTGGCTTCGCTATTTTTTACAGTATCCGGATAATCAGAGTTTTGCTCAGGATGCAAAATCGCTTGTGCAAGTTCCACAACTTGGCGCAGATATTCTTCATAACTCATTGCTTCAATTCGTCTCTGATCAATAATTATCTGAAGCATTTCTGACAGCTTGCCATAGTAAACTTTGTTAGCGGACATCTTTTTGACGATTTCGTGTTGTAAGTTGTTTTCAATTATCTCCGCCTTAGCATTTTCACTTCCCGGAAGACCTTTCACTATTGCCTCAATTGGAGTTGTAGTCGTGCTATCTAATAACAACTCAACTAATGACATATTCCCAAGCTCACTTACAACCGTAGAATCCTCCGCACGAATGTAAGTATCAAGAATATAACGCATATCAGCCTCATAAGGCTTTAGGTCAATGTAATCACAGCTTGCGAGTTTAATCATTTCTTTAATTTTATTGTAGCTGGAAATTTCATTTCTCAGTTTGTTCACTTGTATCTCTGAGTAGCCATAGTCACTCACAAGTTTATCGCTGCAATTTGCAAATGAACGAGTTAAAGAAGCGGTAAGAGTATATAAAATATCCCTGAGACCGGTATTTTCATCATCTTCACTATTCTCACCACAAAAGTAATCAATATAATCTGTGTCTTCTTTTGGTGAGTTTACATTTTCCAGCAACTCAGTAAGTGATGCAATCGCTCCCGCCATTTCAGATTTAGCCTCATCATAACGACCTTTGATAAGCCCTTCAACATCTTCCTTATCAAAGTCATCGAAAGCTTCAGCGGTATAGTCGGAGACCGCTACTTGAACATTACGGAATAAATCCATGTAGTCAACAATATAACCATAGTCTTTATCCTCACCGTCTGGTCTATTAACGCGACATATAGCTTGGAACAAATCATGATCACGCATAGATTTATCGATATATAAATAAGTTGCACTTGGTGCATCAAACCCAGTCAATAGTTTATCCACCACAATAAGCAGTTTCATTTTAGCAGGTTCTTTCTTAAACTGTTCTTTTGCTTCTTTTTCAAATTCAGACAGTTTTTTACCTCTGAGCATCCGTTCATAAATTGACTTCTTATATTCTTCTTCGCCTTCTTGGCTCAAGTCGCTCGTGGCTGTTCTGACGCTTGCAGTAGAGGGCTCATACGATGTGACAACAGCACATCTACTAAAACCATTGCTCGTAAAGATATCCCAATATCTACAAGCTTCATAAATACTGTTAGCAACAAGCATTGCTGTGCCACGTTCATTTTTAAGGCGAGGTTTTAAGTTCATGTCAAAAATAATGTCGCCTGCAATTTTCTCAAGTCTTTGTCTTGAACTATATAATTTATTGATCGAAGTCCAACTTTGTTTTAACTGTGTCTTTGCCCTATCTGTAAGACCTAAAGTTTTATTATCAAACCACAAATCAACCTTGTCTTTATTCGATAAATCTTGGTCAACATCTCTAGCCTCATAGCGCAAATCAAGGACAACACCATCCGCAACACCCTCATCGAACTTATAAGTGTGAATGTATGGTCCAAAGGTTTCAAGACTGGTCGATTTATCTTTTTTAAGTAGTGGAGTTCCGGTAAAACCAATTAGCAAAGCTTCAGACATCAGTACTTTAACAGCTTCATGCAATTTACCTGAGTTTGTACGATGACATTCATCAATAAAAGCAATTATTTTTCCTTTTGCTCTAAAGTTAGCAGGCAGATCTTTTAGCAATTCTTTACGATACTGATCCACATCAGCTTGTTTACCTGCGTTATGTCCATACTTATGAATCAAAGAACATATGATTGAATCATCATTTTTATTTAAGACATCTCTTAAATCAGCACTACTCTTTGTTCTTCTTACTTTCTCATTGACATCAATAAACAAACTTTCTATTTGGTCATCAAGTTCGTCACGATCTGTAATGATTACCACTCGGCTATCTGCTACATTTTCTATAACCCATTTAGTAAGCCAAACCATAATCAGAGATTTACCAGATCCTTGCGTATTCCAGATAATCCCGCCTTCATTTGAATTAATCCTTTTTCTAGCGGCAACATTAGCGAAATATTGATTATGTCTTGCAACTTTTTTTAAACCTGCATCGAAGATAATAAAGTTGTGAATCAACGAAAGGAATCTCTCTTTTTGGCAAAGGGAAATTACACCATCTCTTAACTTATTCTTTTCTTTTGATTGAATGCTCTTAACAGTTGCAGAAAGTTCATCCGTAGCTTTACTATCTTCTTTCCAATTCAGAAAAAATTTCTCAGGTGTTTCGATTGTTCCATACTTAAGCCCCTCTGCCTCATTACCTGCAAAAAGAAATTGTACAGTACTAAAGTAGTTATGAATATACTCCTTCTTTTGGTTCGTAAGATTTTGACGAATACCTTCGCCGATGCTTACACATGAGCGTTTTAACTCAAATATACCAAGAGCGATGCCATTTACAAACAACACCACATCAGGACGTTTTTTTTCTATTTGATTGTAGCAAAGTACACTTACTTCTTCAGCAACATAAAAGTCGTTATTCTCTACATTATCCCAGTCGATATAGTGCACAGTTTGCCGATTTCTATTTTCATCTTTAACACCTTGTTTACCATAACGAAGAAGAGAATAAATCTCTTTATTGATTTGGTAGAGACTATCTGCTTGATTACTCGCCTTTGAAATAAGCTCAGTTACTGCTTTAGTAATTTGATCTTTCGTATATCCACGCTTTTCTAGATTCTTCTTTAGCAAATCCTCTTTAACAGGCGTATTGTCTTGATCCTCAAGGTTGCCAAGATACGTGTATCCTAAACCACCATCTTTCTCTTCTTCTACTAACCAGTGGAGAACTTTATTTTGTAGTTTTCTTTCTAAATCAACAGACATAAGCTTAACCCCCCTATACTTTAAGACGCACACGACCAGTTAAAAGATCATCCATTGCACCATCTCTAATTTGAACCATTTTTGTTTTTTCAATTTCGAGTAATTTAATATCTTCATCCATCTCATATAGAATTGATGAAATGGCTTGTTGTTCTTTGACATTAACAGGGATACATAATTCAGTTTCGCCTATTGATTTTTTAGAAATTGAAGAAACCTTAATACCTGTTACATAAGGCAATAGCTGATCATGGTAGCAATTTGAATTGATATAGTAGCCCAAGAAACCAAATGCTGTTGGATAATTAGGTCTGCAAGCCATCGTATGCAGACCACTTACAATAGGCATATTTATATCGCCAATTTGCACTGCTTTCCCTACAACATCATCTTCAGCTGTATCAGCGATAATAATATCGTTCTTTTTAAGGAAATGTCTTTTATTTAAATTAGAAGTATCAATAATCCTTGGAATATGATCTTTTTCAGTTAAAACGCATCCATATTTTGTTAAAATGTCACCGTAATGAATGTTCCCTACTGCCCCCCTTTCAGAGAGCCGTTCTCGTGAATATGTGTTTGTAGGTAGTAGTGTGAAATACTGATTAAATGGTATTTTCTCCCACTGTCCTTTAAATCCACCAAGCCTTGTTCTACCACTTAGAAGATCCTCTAAAGCACCGATACGGATTGCAATTTTCTTATCGATTAATTTAGTTAGATTATCAATGTGTTCATCAAAATCTGATAATACCGTGGCTATAGCTTGTTGTTCCTTGGAATGAATCAATGGGACTTTATATTCTTCGGTTACAGGTAGTGAAATCTGAGGAAAAGAACTTCTTCCATCACCGGCATTTCTAAAATAATCAACATTATACTTAAGATAGTAAAAAAGAAATTTTACAGCATATAAATCAGCTGACGTATATCCCCACATCTCATTTTTAAAAGTACAAGGTTCATCGCAATATATAAAATCTATCACTCCTCTAGATTGAACTATTACCACTGGAACATTTACAATATTAGCATCAGGCAAATCAGATAGATTCGCTTTGATTTCTGTTGCTCCTCCAGCAAAAACTCTTATAGATCCAGTAGAAGATTTAATTCTGTGCATTTTTTCAGCTGTTATAGGAGTCCCCTTTACGCGCCTATAAATTTCCTTTATTTCGCTATACTCGATTATATCTCCAGGATAAGCTACCATTTGTACCCCATCCTTTCCAACGCAGACTTCACCTTTTCTTTTGAACAATCTGTTTTTTCTTCAATTTCACTTAAAGTATGCTCATATCGTTTTGCAATTAAAACCACTCTTGAAGCAAGGAAGTTAATTACTTGGTCTACTTCTTTCGTGACATCACTCTCCAGTCTTGCCATCCACTTCTCATCAAATAATAAGTGTTTGATTTCATCAATTGTAAGCTCATCGTACTTAGCAAGCACCAAATCATCAAGAGCCTTTTCCGCTTCCTCTTTTTCTGTCATCTTAGTTTGATATGTGATTAAAGCATTATATTCATCTACATAAATAGCAGGCATTATTGCATTTAAGTTTGCCTCCTTTAATGCAGTTCTTAATTTAGTTTTACCAAATGAACCATTCTTGTTTCTAAGCTCATAAGCGTTCAACTCACTATTGGATATTACGATTTTCTCCATATCAGTTGTATTACCCACATCAAACAACTCGATTAGCATTGTAATGTCGCTTATTACTGGTGATGTCTTTTTACTTTCAAGTTCCTTAATCTGCTTTGTAAGATTTGTTTTAGGAATACCATCACCTTTTTCATTCAAGGCATTTACAAGTAATCCTTCATCACCAGATTCTTCTTTCCGCATTTCATCAAGTTCAGATTCAAGCGAATCCGCTTTTTCACTCAACTCATTAAGAGCCAATGATTCATCTTCAAAATACACACGCTCAATGATATTTCTCGGAATTAAAGCACCTTCAAACGACTTCATTTTTGATGTATCATCAACCTTTATTTCTTCTCCACTTTCATCTTTTGCTTTTTTTTGAGCGTACACATATTCAATCTCGCGACCAGCTTCATATCCGCTAGCCTTTATTATATACACATCATCTTGCATTTTCTCATTCCAGTAATTAAGTAATGAGTCATATACATCATAGTTATCTAATAGCTGTGTTGTTTCAAAACTACTCAGCATCTCAAAGCCTATGTTACGAATTCGTTCTTTTGGATTAGTATTTACATTTAAATTTAGCAGAGAATTTTTTACTGAACTTCTCCAAGTTCCGAACAGCTCACCACACTCGTTTTCTTTTTCATTTTTGATATTTTCATCCTCAGAAATAGCTGTTTCTATTTCGTCTGGTGACATAACAAGTTTAAAGACATTGTGCTCTTCATTAATACAGGTAAATATCTCTTTTTTTAATTCCGGCGATATTCTCCACAGTTTTTCTATCGAATTTATGTCAACCCCTGGTACTCCTCCCTTTAGATGTGATGCAATATTTTGCGGTAATGAATCATCAATCTTTTGGATATAACGAGGCACATTTAAGTTTCCATCATTCTCTTCCATGATTTCTTTATAAGTAATAAAGCGGGAGTATCCTTTAATCTCTTCTTTATTGATAAAAGTTTGTACTACTTTCTCTATATCTTGTTCGCGAAGACGGTTCTTGTTTCCATCTTTCATAAATCCTTTGCTTGCATCAATCATAAAGATACCTTCGCGTTCAGCAGCATTCTCTTTATCGATTAGAATAATACTAGCAGGGATTCCCGTTCCGAAAAATAAGTTTGCAGGCAACCCAACGATACCTTTAATATACCGCTTATCAAGAACTGCCTTTCTAATAGTTTCTTCGGAGTTAGGTCTAGATAGAACACCGTGAGGCAAAATAATACCTGCCTTGCCACTATGGCTCTCCAATGCTTTTAGGACATGTAAAAACCAGGCATAATCACCATTTTTCTCTGGTGGGATTCCATAGCCATCAAATCTTTTGAATTTATCCTCAGTTACCTTAATTCCATCAGTCCAATCCTTATCAGAAAATGGCGGATTCATTACTATAAAGTCAAATTTCTTAAGCTCACCAAAATCATCCTTATACGCTGGACTTGCTAATGTATTGCCACTTTTGATTTCGCCTGTACCCTTATTATGTAGTATAAAGTTCATCTTTGCTAAACCCGCCGTATCAGGGTATTTTTCTTGGCCAAATATTGTGACGATAGAATCTCCATTTTCATCCGTAGGAGCTTCATCAGCTGCACGAATTAATAGTGATCCACTCCCCGCTGCAGGATCGTGAATCGTCCATTTCTTACCTGTCTCCTGCTTAATATCACCTATACCAATAAGTCTAGCGATAATACGTGATACCTCGCTAGGTGTGTAAAATTGTCCCTTACTCTTACCTGACTCCTGAGCAAACTTCATCATGAAGTATTCATAAGCGTCTCCAATGATGTCATCTCCACTGGCTCTATTACTCTTAAAGTCAATCGCAGGATTTTGGAATATAGCAATAAGCCCAGAGACCTTATCCACTAGTTCCTTACCCGATCCTAGCTCATCAGGGTTATTAAAACTTACATCAGGCAAAGACCCTTGAAGACGGTTTTCTTCTAAGAATTTTTGGATGATTTTATCTACTCTTTCACCAACATCACTTTTGCCCTTTGCAGCAATCAAATCATCAAATGATGCACCCTCATTCACCTTAAATTCAGCGAATCGCTGACCCTTGTATCTATCAGATACGTATTTAAAAAATAAAAGAACAAGTACATAATCTTTGTATCTTGACGGTTCAACTCCACCTCTTAATTTATTGCATGCATCCCATAGAAGGGAATACAATTCTGATTTTTTCACAGCCATTCATTTAACCTCTTTCATTAATTTTTTTAATATTCTGTAATATCAATTCCTGCTTTCAATAACCTTTCATATCTCTCGTGAGAAATAAGAACAGCCACAGGCTTTCCGTTTTTCAACACAAAAGCAGTTTTATCCTCATCAGATAATCCAGTGATTAGCTTTGAAGATTGCCCTTTTAAAAAATCAGACATATTATAGAATTCCATTGGCTGTTTCTGAGCTTTATCCTCATTTACCATATCTACACCCACTTTTTAATTTTTCTTTTCCTATCAATTTTATCACATTAGTGCTTTTATTTGAACTCTAATTTATACTTAAAAAGTAATTACTATTAATACCTATTTTCAATTATTACAACCATGTTATCAACTCACCTCATTTTCGACAGTAATCATGTCAACTCATAAGCACTAAAGTAATTCTCCCATCTCAGCCTCATGCCTTGTGAGTTCTGGATAAATCCCCACAAAGCAAAAACCGTGATTGTCCTTCCGGCTTAAAGCTAGATCTCAAACCACGGAAAGCCTTTATTTACTCACCTTTTGTACTATTAATTATCCACCCTTGACATCAATACTACTGTCTCAACGTGGCTCGAGTTGGTGGCATTGATGTCTAGGGGTGAATTTTGAACCATACGTATGAGGGAACATGTCAATATGAACCACATTATGCTATTAGGTGTGTGAAAACAATTAGCACGGCATGGA